AACTTTAGTTGGTAAAGAAAAAACTGCATACATGAAATTAGTAAACGAAGTTTTAAAAAATCCTGAAAAGTATCCAGATGAAATATTACAGATTCAAAAAAAACTAGGAATCGAGATTGATGATATTGGTATGAAGAGCGGTGGCCTAGCTAAGATCCTGGAGGTCTAATGGCTAGACCGTTTTCCAAAAGAGATATAAATATCAGACCATCTGAAAAATATTTACAATCATTTATTGATGAATTTATAAAACAAAACGGCGGCAAAAAATGGATGGATGTAAACATGCCGCAAAGATCTAGATTCATTAGAACAGTAATACCTAGAATTAAAAAATTTTTAAAAGACAGTAAGGGTCTCATAAGACGACAAGAGTTAGCTAAAATGCTAGGTGTAAGTAATGATTATTTAAGAGCCATTTCTAAAAGTCAAGGCGATAAAGGAGGACCAAACGTAAGATATAAAATATTTCAAGATATAATAGGAGATGTTAAAAAAATATATAGACCTGTGTCAGGTGCAAACGAAGGGTTTTATAAGAAACCTACAGTAGCTCAAATCAAAGCTTTTAAAAAAAATATTCGTTCTTCTACCATTCTACCAGTTATGCAAGAAAGAATTAATGCGTTTGTAAACAATAAAAAGTTTATGAATATGTTAAAAAACGACAATCTAACTGATCCAAATTTTTTAGATAAAACAAAAAAATTATTTCCTAAACTAGATTTAACAGATCAAAAATTAGCCGATGGTGTTTTGTATATTGCAAGAGGATCTAAAGGTGATGAGTTTATAGGAACAACAATTAAAAAAAATTTACCTCTACACAAAAGATTAATTAAACAATTTGAAGAATCAAAGTGGGGAAACCCTTTCCATGCTGCAGCATATAAGTTTGCAAGAACTGAAATAGATCAACAGTTAGGAACTAAGGAAGGAACTTTTAGAGAATATCAAAAGAAATTAAGTGATGCATTTAAAAACGCAGGATTTAAGAATTTAAAAAATTATGAGGTAGATGAGATAGTTGGAGCAAGTATTGGAGGTAAACAACAATTTGCACCATACTCTGTCTTTTCTAGGTTTCTATCTGAAACTATAAACGCTGGTCCTGCAGCAGCATATCAAGGAGCTTTATCTAGAGCCTCTACAGAACTAACAGGAATTATAAATCAGTTTGGTCCAAACTCAAACCAAGCTATTAATTTTGTAAAAGATTTTAATAAAAATAAAGCTGCAGCTTTTGAAGCAAAACATGGAGTAAAAGCAGCTCGTTTAGATTTAAGAATGCCAGAACAAGTTTTTGGCAAAAAACGTTTTGCAGAGCTAGGAACCATTGGTGAACAAATGACCGACGTCGTAAAACAAAAAGGCTTTGGTTTTAAATTACCAGAAGGTTCTTTAACACAAAAAGAATTATTACAATCTGTAGCAAGTTTAAAACCTGGCACAAAAGCTTTTAAAGCAGTTTGTACCATTACAAAAGCTGACGGTGGAAGTGTTGATGCTTGTGTCGAAAGAGTTGCACAAGAGCCAGAAAAATTTGCAAACAAGTTTAAAAATCTTACAGCTGAAAGTGGACCACTTGCAAAAATTAAAAACGCTTCAATTAATTTTTTAAAATCACCAGGCTTAAAAACTTTTGGTATCGGTGCTGGTGTTGGAGCTGCAATAGGATTAGTCAAAGCATTTAAAAACGACGATCCAACAACTTATTTATCAAATGAAGATCAACAGAAAAATATGTTGGTTGATATGGCGACACAACCTATATCTCTTGATACAGAAAGACCTGCAATATTAGATTATCAACTGCCAGCATTAGGTGCATCGTTAGCTGCTTCAACAGCATTAGCTGCACCATCAACAATTAAAGCAAGTAAATCAAGATCGTTAGGTATTGAAAGAAAACCACCTGGTATAGCTAAAACAGGTCTAAGAGTTTTAGGCAGAGGACTAGGAGTTGCAGCATCACCTGCACTACTTGCACCTTTTGCAGCTGGAGATATTGCAAGTCAGATAGCTGAAGGAGACTCACCTACAGATATTGCAACAAATCCATTTAACTATTTGTACCCTGCATTTGCAGATCAGACACCAAAATTAACAAGAGGATTAAGTCCGACGCTTAGAAAAGTTGCTAGATTAGGTTTAGGAAGAGCTGCGTTAACAGGTCTATCACGACTAGGTATAGGTGGACTTGGTGCATCTTTAGCAATACAAGGATTAGGATTATTAGATGACTAAAAAATTAACAACTACGATACCACCAGAGAGAGGCCCTCACCCACAAGGGTTGAATGTTCCCGGAAAAAAGACTATAGTGGTGTCGAACTCGGAGAAAAATAATGTCAGAAATAGACAAGTCTTTACCAAACGTAGAGCAGGAAATAAAATTACCTAGCGAAGAAGAGATCGTAGAAGCATCTCAAGCAAACATAGAAGAACAAGTTGGACCAGAAGACGTTCAAATAGAACAAGCAGAAGACGGTAGTGCCACAATTACTTTTGATCCAGAAGCTATAAACCAACCAGGCACAAATGATCATTTTGATAATTTAGCAGATTTATTACCAGAAGAAGTTTTAGGACGATTAGGTTCTGATCTTTATGAAAACTATACACAATACAAAGCGTCTAGAAAAGATTGGGAAGACGGTTATACAAAAGGTTTAGATTTATTAGGATTTAAATACGAAACAAAATCACAACCGTTCACTAATGCAAGTGGGGCAACACACCCTGTATTAGCAGAAGCAGTTACACAATTTCAAGCGCAAGCATACAAAGAATTACTTCCAGCAACTGGTCCAGTGCATACTCAAATTATGGGCGTGCCTACTAGACAAAAAGAAGACCAGGCTAAACGAGTAAAAAATTTCATGAACTATCAACTCATGAATAAGATGAAAGAGTATGAACCCGAGTTCGACCAATTACTTTTTTATCTCCCTCTTAGCGGCTCTGCATTCAAGAAAGTTTATTACGATGAACTGCTTGACAGAGCCGTGTCTAAATTTGTTCCAGCAGATGATCTGATAGTTCCATACACTGCAACTTCTTTAGAAGATGCAGAATCAATTGTTCACGTTTTAAAAATATCTGAAAATGATTTAAGAAAAAAACAAGTATCTGGTTTTTATAGAGATATAGAAATTACACCAGGATACTCACAAGAAACAGAAGTAGAAAAGAAAGAAAGAGAACTTGAAGGCGTTAAAAAAACTAGAGATGAACAAATGTTTACAATTCTAGAGTTTCATACAAACATAGATCTAGAGGGTTTTGAAGATAAAGATGCAGAACAAAATCCAACAGGGATAAAACTTCCATACATTGTAACTATTGATACAGGTTCAAGAGAAGTTTTATCTATAAGAAGAAATTATAAAGCTGAAGATCCGTTAAAAAATAAAATAGAATATTTTACACATTTTAAATTTTTACCGGGATTAGGTTTTTATGGTTTTGGCTTAATCCACATGATTGGTGGATTATCAAGAACTGCAACGAATGCACTTAGACAATTGTTAGATGCTGGTACGTTTTCAAATATGCCAGCAGGATTTAAACAAAGAGGTATTCGTGTCAGAGATGAAGCACAATCGATACAACCTGGAGAGTTTAGAGATGTAGATGCACCCGGCGGAAATATTAGAGATGCATTTATGCCTTTACCTTTCAAAGAACCATCGGCAACATTATTACAATTAATGGGCATAGTGGTTCAAGCAGGTCAACGATTTGCCGCCATAGCTGACATGCAGGTCGGTGACGGCAACCAGCAGGCCGCTGTTGGAACGACCATTGCCCTCTTAGAGCGAGGCTCCAGGGTCATGTCAGCCATACATAAAAGATTGTATGTGGCGTTAAAAAAAGAATTCACATTACTAGCAGATGTATTTAAAACCTATCTACCACCAGAATATCCTTATGATGTTGTTGGTGGACAAAGAAATATTAAAGTTGCAGATTTTGATGATAAGGTTGATATATTACCTGTGGCTGATCCAAATATATTTTCACAATCACAAAGAATAAGTTTAGCTCAAACAGAACTACAACTTGCAATGTCAAATCCTGGAATGCATAATTTATATGAAGCGTATCGAGATATGTACGAAGCAATCGGTGTAAAAAATATTGATCAGATATTACCACCACCTGCACAACCTATGCCAATGGATCCTGCTGCAGAAAATATCATGGCTATGTCAGGAAAACCTTTTCAAGCATTCAAAGGACAAGATCATAGAGCACATATAACTTCACATTTAAATTTTATGGCAACTAATATGGTTAAAAATAATCCTATGATTATGGGTGCACTACAAAAAAATATTTTTGAACACATTTCTTTAATGGCACAAGAGCAATTAGAAGTAGAATTTAGAGAAGAGATACAACAATTAATGCAATTACAACAAATGGCACAAATGAATCCACAAATGGGACAAAGCCCAGAGATTCAACAGCAAATTATGCAATTAAGTATGGCCATTGAAGCAAGAAAAGCTAAATTAATTTCTGATATGACTCAAGAATTCAAGGAAGAAGAGGCTAAAATCATGGGTGATTTTGGAAATGACCCTATCGCTAAGTTAAAAGCAAGAGAATTAGACCTTAGAGCCATGGATAATGAGCAAAAACGTATGCAAGCAGACGCAAGATTAAATCTAGATAAGTCAAGAGCGATGATGAATCAAGATTTACAAGAAGAAAAGCTTGATCAGAACGAAGAATTGGCTAAACTAAGAGCTAATACGTCGATTGAGAAAACTATTTTGGGTAAAACTCTTCCGAGTTCGGATAAAATGCCTGGAAATGTTGCAATCATTCGAAAAACTGGAGAATAAATATGAAAAAAACTAAAAAATCAAGTCACGCAGGCATGACTCATGTAGATCACGACATGTTTACAAACAAAGATGGCTTTAAAAACGGTGGGGTTGAGGTTGAAGTGTCAAAACCAACAGAAACTCAGTCTGTTCAAGTAAAAGGCCAAAGAGCGATGCTTGCAGAGAAAAAAAGTAAAGCTGACTGGTATTAATCATGTGGTTATCGGCAATTAAATTAGCCGTCTCTGCAGGAAGTAAAATTTATGCCAACAAGCAGAGAACGAAAATGGCAATGTCTGATGCACAATTAATGCATGCAGAAAAAATGGCCCGTGGTGAGGAGCAATACCAGGGTAAATTGCTAGAAGCTAGACAATCCGACTGGAAAGATGAGGCAGTTCTCATAATTCTTAGTTTGCCCGTAGCTATTTTGGCCTGGGCAGTCGTATCAGACGATCCGACAGCGATGGACAAGGTTAAACTCTTTTTCGAGATGTTCTCGCAGCTTCCGTCATGGTTCACAAACCTTTGGATCCTTGTGGTGGCGAGCATATATGGTATAAAGGGAACGCAGATATTTAGAAACGGAGGTAAAAAATAATGGCAAAAAGAAAAATAAAAAAACTTCTTAAAGGTTTAGGTATGGGTGCCGCGCTTTTGGGTGCAGGTAGAGCATTAATGAATAGAAGAGATAAAGCAAATCAAATGAAAGAATTTTTAGCAACTGAAGGTGGTGATATATCAGACTTAAACATAGTTGATCCC